CCAGAAGGAGAACAGGAAGTAATAAAAAATGATTAAATGGATTAAGAAGTTGTTTGTAGAGATAAGCGCTCTTGCATGGACTATGGGCGGAACCGGATTGGTGCTAATCACTCTTTCGGGGAGTACGAGAGAGATTGGTATATGGATCAGCATTTTCTCTTTTGCGTTGCACATGTTGGGTTGGCTAGTTGATTCAGTGACTGAGGAAGATTAGGCAATGAAAGTCTGGATTGACCAAGATTTGTGTACTGGTGACGGTTTATGTGAAGAGATCGTTCCTGCTATTTTCTTCGGTCATTCAGATGGTTTGTTTTATGTCAGGGAAGCCGGCTCTGATGTGCCTGCTGAACCTACGCACCAAATGTATCAAACGGTAGCTGTACCAGATAACTTACAGGAGGCTACTATTGAAGCAGCCGAAGAATGTCCTGGCGAATGTATCTTCTTGGAGGTTTGAATATGGAATGGATAACTCCGCTTCTTGTTGCTCTTATAGGCGGACCAGTAATGTGGGTTTTAAGCCGGTTAGATCGGACTAACAGGGAGCAGCATGATGAGATTAGTAAGAAGGTTGATCGTATAAACGATAATGTCGGGGAGTTAAGGAAAGATCTTCATGATCATGTAACTTGGCATCTTAGCGAAGAGTACGATGTAAGGAAGGAACTACGGAAGCAGCGTAGGGAACAGAGAAGAAAAGATCATGAAGACTTGTATCAGGTACTTAACCAAATTGATGAGAATGATATTAAATAAGTTTGTATGATACTTTACCGTTTCTGTTAAATAAGTGCAGTTTGCCAGCACACCATATTCCACCGATCATGTTATAGGGCAGTCCTCTTAGGTCTTCTTGTGAAGGGGTTTCTCTGTCGTTGCTTTCAGGGTTGTGTGTATGTATGAAACCTAACACTCTACCTTCCCTGTCGCTTTGCTCTAAATAATCTATATCTTCTTGTAGTACTGCAAAGTTATTTTCGGGGACTGAATGAACATTCCTTACTTTGGGTAAAGAATAAATATTAACATAAGGACCATAACGAAAGCCCATAATGACACACACTTCTTCCCTAACGAACTTAAAAGAAAAAGGAAAAACAAACTCATTATCAAACACAGAACCAAGAAGAAATAAACTCATCAAATCATTGTAACCCAACAACACAATGAGGTAACATAATCATTGAATCGGAGAACCAAGCCAACAAACAAGGACACAATAGGAAAAAGACATATGGAAAACAAAGACAAAAAAGGCACTGCCCCCCACACACACGGAAAGATTCTCAGCGACGGCTCTGATGGTGGGGATATAGAGGTTAGTAATCCTGTGGTTAATAAGCGTAATGTTTCTGTGGGTGAGAAGACTAGAAGGGCTATGTCTTTGAAGTTGGCAGGTGCTTCTTACGCTAGTATCGCTGAGAGTTTAGGGTATGCAGATGCTAGTGGAGCGAGGAAAGCTGTGATGCGTGGTTTAGAGTCGGGGTTGCAAGAGAACGCCAATGAACTAAGGCAAATACATTACGGTAGGTTAGAGCATTTACTTATGCTCCTTTGGTCCGATGTTAATAATAAAGATTTGGCATCAATGAATACCGCTTTATCTGTAATGGACCGTATGACAAAGCTTTACGGACTAGACGCACCAGAGGAACTAACCGTAAGAGCAGGAAAAGAAACCGTTATAGTCGCAGACGGCGGTAAAGAAGACTATATAGCAGCATTAAAAGAAGCAGGGCAACAAGTCGTAGACATCGGAGAAGCAAAAAGGGTTGAATAATCAAGGGTTTTGCGCTCAAAAACCCCCCTGCCGACTTTTTAACCACTTCCAAAAATAAGCCCTGCACTGCTAGCTACATGTGCGGCTAGCGTTTTTTTGTATTCATGTTTTTTGAGGTAGATTTTTTTGGGTTTTTACTTTTTGGGTTTTTTCTTGGTCTAGTATTGGTTGAACAATGACTGATATACCCTCACTTGATGATTTGTACGATAAGTATCCAGAAGTTATGGGCGAGCGCCCACCTATTGTTATTTGTTCTGGAAATTTATTTAAGAAATCTAAAGAAGAACTGAAAAAAACTGAAGATTCACCACAGTAATATTATGTAGGGTTAGTCCTGACTCCAAAGGAAGATGGGGAACCTGCGCTTAGGCGTTAAGCAGATTCATGTGGATTGTAAGGTTCCCCACTCTACCTGTGTAAGGTGCTACATTAGAGGGATAGCATAATGCTGTGACCGCCCACCGCACCGCACGCCCGAAAGGACCGCCCCGATGCACCTGTTTGACCCATCTCCTTATGATCAATCATCAGAAGAAGTAGCTTTCAACCGTTATTTCGCTATGCCTAGCAAGAACACGTTTTCTATTAAGCCAATTAAAGAGCTTTTGGGAAGAGAAGTAGGGGAAGGGGTATGGATTGACCCTTTTGTTAGAGACAGTTGCTTTAAGCATCTGATGACACACACGAATGACCTCAATCCAGAGTTTGAAGCAGACTACCATTGTGATGCTATTGATTTCTTACAGATGTTTGAAGATGAATCAATAGATGGGGTTTTGTTTGATCCACCGTATTCACCACGACAGGTGCAAGAGTGCTATAACCAAATCGGCAAGAAGGTAACAATGCAAGATACGCAAAGTTCTTTCTGGACAAAGGCAAAGGCAGAGATAGCAAGGGTTACGAAACCTAAATCAAAAGTTATTCGGTTTGGTTGGAACTCTGGTGGCATAGGCAAGGTGCTTGGCTTTGAGATGACAGAGCTGCTACTTGTTTATCATGGTGGCAATCATAACGACACGATTGTTACTGTGGAAAGAAAGCTATGACAAGGCTTGTAGTTATATGCGTGGTATCAATCGTAATTTTTTTAATAGCAGCAGGGATATTTTTAGAACAATGAAACATATAGTCCACATTCATCAACAGAGACTGCGAAAAGGATTGCCTGCAATTATTCATCGCACTTATAAAGGTGTTGAGTATCACGACACTTTTGAAGTACCTAAAAACGCAAAAGTCGTACAAAGTCTAGATAAGCCACTATCATGTGGTGCGAGGTGTTGGGTAGAATGGAACGATAAAGATGATTGAGTTGGGATATGCAAAACCTTACGATGGTGGCAAACGGTAATGGCAAATAACATCAGTGCAGAAATGCTGTATGTTGGCAAAATGCCTGATGAAGTTACGGCTGCTCTTTTAGAAACACATAAAGAAATGAAAGAAGCAGGATGCGTAGAAGAAAACCCTAACGGAGTTTTTGATCCTGAATCACCAGATGGAAATAACTACCGAAACGTTGTTCCGTATTTAATTGAAAACAAGAGCCATGTTGCATACACCTACTTATCAGATCTGGGTAAAATGTACGGATCTGAAACTAAAGTTAGATGGGACACGATGGACCTGATAACAATCATGGATTATCCAGTCGGTGGAAAGTATGACGACCACACAGACTGGTCGCTTACAGATGGTAGCGCAAGCATTTCTTCCTACGAGCCGTTTGCAGGTTATCGTAAAATATCTTTTGTTGCACAACTATCCGAACCAGAGTCATATCAAGGCGGAAATATGAGAATCTGGCTAGATGGGAAGGCGCTCATACTGCCGAAGGATAAAGGCACTATTTGCGCTTTCCCATCATTCAATCTTCATGGAGTAGAGCCGATCACCAAAGGCAACCGTATCTCTATGGTCTCTTGGGTTCTGGGAAACGAGAACTGGATCTAGGATGAGTTTAGTTCTGGGTCGCCTGCCACAAGACGATGATGAACTTTGGCATTACATAAAAGTTGTTTGGGGTATGGAAATACCTAGAACGCCAATTTGTGCTACTCACACTGCTCCGTTCAATGCACTTGCCGATGCTTATTTTGGTCGCTATCCGGTCACGCTGTGGAAAGCATCACGTGGCTTTGGTGGGAAGTCAACTTTGATGGGAATGCTTTGCACTTTAGAAGCTGCAACTTTAGGCGCTCAAATAACTGTGTTGGGTGGCTCCGCCTCTCAGTCTCAACGAGTGCATGAAGTAACACACGAGAGGTGGCTGCATGAAATGGCTCCTAAAGGTCTGTTAAAGAAAGAACCCACACGTTTCACCACAAATTTAACGAATGGTGGTTGGATAACTGCGCTAATGGCATCTCAAAAATCAGTTCGTGGTCCACATCCACAAAGAATGCGACTTGACGAAGTAGATGAGATGGAGCTTGAGTTATTTGAAGCTGCACAAGGTCAGCCTATGGATGCTAGGGGTCTTAAAGCTCAAACAGTTATATCTTCAACCCACCAATATCCCGATGGCACAATGACCGAGCTTCTTAAACGTGCAAATGAAAAAGGTTGGAAAATTTACGAGTGGTGCTGGCGTGAATCGTGTGGCACGGAAGAAAATCCTGGCTGGTTAACGCAAGAAATGGTTGAGCGTAAAAAACATGAGGTATCTACACGAATGTGGCAAGTTGAATATGATTTGCAAGAACCATCATTTGACGGAAGAGCGATTGAAACTGTTTTTGTTGACGCATCTTATGACCCTGAGCTTGGGATATTTACTGGCGATCTTGATGAGTATATAATGATTGAACCGCCTCAAGAAGGAGCAACGTATGTTACCGGAGTGGACTGGGCAAAAGAAAAGGACTTTACCGTTATTAGGACTTTTAGAACTGACCTTGACCAGTGGACTGAAGTGTCGTTCTTGCGTACTGGTAGGAAAGCTTGGAATTTAATGGTTGACGACTTAAACAATCAGTTAGCAAGGTACAAAGGTATTTGCGTTCATGATGCAACTGGTATCGGTAATGTTGTGGATGATTTAATTGATTATGACAGGAAGAAAGTTAAGCCTGTTGTTCTTCGTGGTAGAGAGCGTGAATCTGCTTTTACAGAATACATTGCAGGGATTGAGCAGTATGCTTTGCGATCACCACGAATCCAATTTGCCTATAGCGAACACAAGTACGTAACTCAAAAAGATTTGTTTGGTGGGGGTCACCCACCTGATTCTTTCATTGCTGGCGCTTTAGCGTGGTCAATGAGAAAGAAAGCTTATCGCCAATTAGTAAGACCAGTAAGTGTAACTAAAAATAGTGAATGGAAAGTAGGTAGCGATGTCAGGAACAGCATCAATGTTTCAAGCAAAACTAGATAATTGTAAAAGAGTTAACCCTAGTACTAAATGGAATCTAACTCTCAAGTTGCTAGAGGATTTAGATGATGGAAGCAAAGCCCACTTCTTAGGTGCTTTGCAGGATGAAGCGATATCAGCTCCGGCAATTGTTCAAACATTAAAAGAAGTAATAGGTGTAGAAGTAAACAGATCAACAATTTCAGAATGGCGAAAGAATAATGAGCGAATTTCAAAAGCAAGTAACTAAGCAAGAAGGAAAAGATAAAAAGGTGCAGAGGAAAGCTATTGGCAAGATAGCTACGATGCTTGAACGTAATGGAATTGACTTAGATGAAGTTGGAACCATTAGCCGAATTAGTCTTTACCAAACAGTTACGAAGAATGAAGATGGAGAAGCCGAGCATCACGACCTTTATGGGATTCAGATAAGCCCATCTTGGGAGAATGGACCTGAATGGGATGTCATCAACCAGAGCAGCCCAATTAAGCTGCAACCGTCCAAAGCCACAAGGAAGCAATCTGAGTGGTCTACGGCAGTTGTGTTGCCGGACATGCAGATAGGTTACTTCAGACGCTCAGACGGCGAATTAGAGCCGACTCACGATGAATCTGCAATCAACGTTGCTTTAGAAATTATAAAAGATATTAAACCTACACAAGTTGTTATGGTAGGCGACAATCTTGACTTACCTAATTTTGGAAAATACAGGTTGAGTCCTGCTTTTGCTCAGACAACACAAGCATCAATTGATCGTGCGACAATGCTGTGCGCTCAGTTGAGGTCAATAGTTCCTGATGCAAGAATTATTTGGATAGCTGGAAACCATGAAGAGCGCATGCCTAATTATATTTTGGATAACGCTTCAGCAGCTTTTGGTTTGAAGCAGGGTAATAAGCCTGATTCTTTTCCTGTGATAAGCGTTCCTTTCTTATGCAGGTTTGAAGATTACTCAATTGAGTACCTTGCAGGTTACCCAACAGGCACACACTGGATAACAGAAAGGCTTAGGGTAATACACGGCAATAAAGTTGCATCAAATGGAAGTACTGCACATAAATATCTTGCTAGCGAAAAAACATCCGTAATTTATGGTCATATCCATAGGCGTGAATGGGCAGAACGTACACGTGAGGATTATGACGGTCCAAAAACGGTTCTCGCAGCATCGCCTGGATGCTTAAGTCGCATTGACGGCGCAGTTCCCTCAACTAAAGGTTCGGTAGATTTAGATGGAAGGCCGTTAACAGTAGTTGAAGACTGGCAACAAGGAATCGCAGTTATCCCATATCACCAGAAATCTGGGGAGTTTGTGTACGAGCAAATAGCTATACGCAATAGCTGGGCTATGTGGAGAGGTAAAGAATACAAAGGATAAAAAATGTCATTGGTTTATCACATTGAAAAACAGAGATGTAGCAGCACGTTTCGCTGCCCATATCGTGCTGGAGTTAGGTGGGATAAATTTACTGTTAAGTGTTTTGGGGACTGCCTTAAAGTAAAAGTTGATGACAACTGGATAGAGAAAGAAGAAACCCTATCAAGATCGTCATCCTGATAGGGTTTTTCTAACCAATGAAACAGAATGAGGGGGGTCTTCCTGTTCCTATATATTTTAGAGGTATGTAAATTCAATGTCAATCATTTGTAATTTTACTCATACCCATGTTTTTCTTTCCGTGTTTTCAAAGCATTTAATTCTGTCTTCAGGCATCAGCTCATCTGCGTCTTTCGCACCACTTGTCCAATATTTTTCATCAGGGTGAGTCACGATTATCCCACTTCCCCTTAAAGATTTTTCAATCTTCATTGCTGCTTGCCTACCGGCAGTGTCTCTATCGGTCATGATAACGTACTCAACAGGGGATAAAGATTTAAGTAGGTTGACTTGTTTAACAGAAGCAGAAGCACCAAGTATTGCCACTGCTGGTAACCCGACATCCCACATGGCTAGGGAATCAATTGGTCCCTCAACAATCGCTATTCTATGTAATCTTCCGACAGGGCTTGATGTAACACATTGCCACCCACCATAAAGATGATGAGACACTCGGAACCCTTTCATGTATTTATATTTCGGAGAACCATCAGATAGATCTAAGTTTCTTCTGATCGCAGAAACTAATTTACCGTTCGTCATATCATGCACTGGCATAACAAGAGCATCTTGCATAGTGTCGTAACCTAAAGAAAATATCTCCATCGTCTGAGAGCTTATATTTCTTTTTTCCCAATGCTCAACATGTTGATCGTTGACTTGCCACCATGCAACTTCTTCTGGGGTTATTGATTTAACTTCTTGTTTCGGTACAGGATTTTTCAAAGCCAGAATTTTATTCTGAACACTTTGAGCAGTAGCAGCAACAGTTTCAAACTGTACTCCAGTTCGTAAAAATTTTTGCAAGTCTTTCATCGTTCCTTTTTTGCCACAGGAGTAGCACACGAAAACACCCTTACGCACATTGACGCAGAAAGAAGCGTTGGAATCATTGTGGTATGGGCAAAGGCACAAATACTCATGACCCATAACTTGCTTGACTTTCAAATTCTTTTTTACATACTGGCGTATGTTCATTGTTTGACCCGATCTTCATCAATAAGATCTTGTGCGTCATCACCAGATATTTCAACAAACACTCCACTGTTAGGCTTAAATTCTGTAAACCATTCTTGCCCATCCATGCCATGCCGGTACTTAGCTAATCTCATTTTGATAACTGATCGGGACATTTGTTTCATCGTCATCACAAGATCAGCATCTTGACCAATGCCATCACTGCCAGAAAGATGCTCTGCGCCTGGCATGTCGTTAGGGTTGCCGAGAGAGGTCCGGTTTATTTGTGCAGCAGCCACAATCGGAACTTCATAGCGCATGGCGATGCCTTTGAGTTCAGCAGATAAAGCAGCGATAGCTTGCCAGTCTCCTGCTTGGGAACTCATCAACGTTATGTAATCTATAAAAACAACGTCTGGCTTGTTGCGTTCAATTTGTGCAGCGATAGTTGATGGGGTTACTCTTCCACGACTTGTGTCATTAACGATCAGCTTGCCTTTTAATTCTTCACGTAGGTTCTTCAAGAAAGTTTTGTATTTGAGTAGATCAAAATTTTGACCACGCATTAAATCGGCAGAGTGAAAAGAGTCTTTAGCGTTCTCGCTTGAAAGAAACGAATGCGCTCGCATAGCTATTTGAGATCTAGATTGTTCCAGAGCATCATATTGAACTGTGAATCCTTGATACACAGCGGTGCAAGCCATTCTTAACAATGCCCAAGTTTTTCCTTGCCCAAGTCTTGCAGCAACAATCCAGTAGTCTCCTGCTTGAGGGCCATTGGTAGCTAAGTCCAGTGTGCCAAAGCCAGTGGGGATTCCTGATTGACCATAGCGTTCTGCACGCTCTAGTCTTCTGCTTACTTCACTATAGGTAAGTTCCCAATCGTCAAGTACATCACTTTCATTTGTGACTCCATCAACATCTGCTTGTAGTGCTATTAGTTTTCCTTGTAGCTCTTCAACTAGTTCAATAGAGTCTTTATAATTTTCATCAACTATTTTATCTATGATGTCATCTGTACAGGAAACTAAAGTTCTTCGTATATAAAGTTCTTTTAATTCTCTAAGGCAATAATCCACATCATCACTTTTAATAATTGTAAATTCTGGAAACTTAGATTTGAACAATGCCTTACTTGGGCATTTCCTATGTCTTTCTATGTACCTATATATCCATGACCATTCTTGGTCAAATGTTGTAAACCATTTTTCATTACATCCTGCCAAGACAGGAGTCTTATGATCTTCTTGTCTTAGTACAGCAGAGATAAACATTCTTTCAGCATTAGCAGTCATTTAACTTCTTTCCATTGGTTAGTAGTAATAGAGGTTTTTATTTATTTTAATTTACAAATTCAAAGTTCTAGTTCTAGTTCTAGTTCTAAGTACTAAGTACTAGTTAGTTTAAGTTTAAGTTAAAGAGATAGTACATCAATTAAGAAGCTATTGGTGCATGGTCTTGAAAAAATCTTTATCAATGTTGTGCGACACAGAAACTTGATAAAACCTTTAGGGTGTTTGCTTTTTAATTAAAAGTATGCTAAAGGCATGTCAACAACATTTGAAATTTGATTAATAGATTTGATATATTATTAATAGATGCCTGACGGCGAGCAAAACCAAATAGGACTCAGCTTTAATTCTTAGAAAGAGTCCGGTTCATAAAATCAAGAAATCTAATTCAGGGCAGATGGGGGATACCTCAGGTCTGCAAGTCTAATAACTAGACTCCGAACAAGTTAAGCTCGGAACCTTAAAAGCGTTGAAAGCGTTGACGATGATTTGAAACTTAAAAGCGATGAGCATGCCTCAACAAAGCATGTTATGACTGGAAGCTTTTAGCAAGCGCCAAACCAATGGCGCAATTTTGTAACACTAAATTCTGACTCAAGAATTTATCTGCACTTGCTAAGTGAGAAGTGTTAAGGGTTGTTAAATGTAAACGATCCAAGATATTAGAGATTGAGACAAGATAATGAACAAACGATAACGTTCCCCAAGTCTTTGGGTTTCGGGAAATCAGAAATATAAAATTACAATCTTAACTTCTCAACTGTTAGTGCCAGTGCATAACGTGGCTAGGGTCAAATCCAACTAACAGACAACTGGTCCAGATAATATTCCAAGTGGGATTGCACTTGGTGTACTGGATACCGGCGACAAGGAAAAGCCTTTACCGGAATGACTTAATGTCAGTAAAGGGTCGTGGCAACAGAACATCAACTTCTCCACTGTTAGTGCCAGCGCAAGCGTGGCTAGGGTCAAACTCAACTAACAGACAACTGGGTTGGCTAGAACTCTAAGGCAGGAATCTTGGAGATGCCAATGCCGGAGTCAGAAGGATGCGCTCGTTAGAACCAACATAACTGCCCTGTATCAAACACTTGTGAGATACGTAAGTGGTGGGCGAGTGGACTTGGCAACAGAAACCAAACATCCTAATAATATTAATAAATGTAACACAAACAATAAAAAAGGAGATATGCTATATGAGTGCTACAAAAACAAACAAAGAGAAAGGGGGTTCCAAATTGGAACCGAAAGCAAACCCACTAGCAGCTTTCACGCCTGATGCTTCATTCTTAGATGAATACATTAGTCGTGACATTCACGGAATCAAAGATTTTGAAGTCCTTGAAGCTGCACACAAAATGCGACACAACGTGTTGCTATCTGGACCTACTGGTTCTGCTAAGACTTCTTTAGTCTATGCCTATGCAGCCAAAGTAGGATTGCCAGTAATCAATGTTCCCTGTAATGGTGGCGTTGATGTGCGAACCTTAATTGGTGGTTGGACTCCAACTGCCGATGGTAGCTTTGCATTTTCAGCAGGCCCACTTGTTAAAGGCGTGGAGCATGGCGCAATAATTTATCTGGATGAAGTCAACTTCATGCCACCTAAAATTGCTGCATGTCTACATGGTCTTCTTGACAAAAGACGAACCATTGATATTCCTGAAGCAGCAGGAAGCGAATACCCAACAGAGATAAAAGCTCATCCAGATACTTTCGTGGTAGCTGCGATGAACCCAAACTATGCTGGTACTCGCCCACTGAACGAAGCGTTTCGTAATAGATTCGCTATCAAGCTTGACTGGGGATACAACGAAGATGTAGAAAGCGAATTACTTGCTTCTGCTTCTTTGCTAGAGATGGCTGGTTCTATTCGCACACGTGCCGATGCTGGAGAAATTTCTCCAATACCTACAAATATTCTTATTGAGTTTGAAGATATTTGTGACACATTCGGTACAGCGCATGGAGCCGAAGCTGGGTTCAACTTTGCCGTTGATAATCTTCTTAACTCATATGAAGATGAAATTGAAAGACGGATAGTAGTTGAACTATTTGAAATATATAAACCGAGAATTTTGGGTGAGCTAGGAATAGACTCATCCGAGTTCTCCGATGACAACGAATAGGGGGTGACAAAATAAATTGTCTAACTTAACCAATACAAAAAACAGAAGAGCAACATATGCCAATGCCGATGATTATCGTGCATCTGATGCTGACGTTAAAAGTTTAACTGTTGACGCAATCAGAACTTGGCTTATGGCGCTTGATGAAGAAGAGCATGAATTAAGGACTGGAAAACCTAAAAGTGAGTATCTCGGAGAACATGAGATATCAGTTCTTGACGAATATGGTCTTGTAGTCAAGTGGCGAGATGCAGTCATGGAAGTGCTTGCTGGAGTATGTAGTATTCTCGGTGCAGTGGATATCCCATTCACCTATACTCCAAGCGGTTTAGCCATGACAAATGGGGAAGAAGTATTCATAGGGCTTAACTGGTTCTGTGAAGAAATAATTCCTGCTGTGCTAAACAGTGATGTTTATGAAGCAGCCGATGCTTATGCTTTAATGAAAGGTCTTTCGTATCACGAACTATCACATGTTCGCTTTACTCCAAGATTCAATCATGAACCTACAAAGACGGTTCGTAAAAGAGCTAATAGCGCAACCAACTCAGTAGAGCGTAATCTATTCAAGGCTTATAACATGCTTGAAGATATGCGTATTGAGAAAATGTTTGTCGGCGAATTTGCACCTGCTAAGCCACTATTCACCAACCTAGTTATGCGTTACATCGTTGATGAAGATGTAGATCTAAACGCTGTGTACACATTACTTGTTGGTCGTGACTATCTAAGCAAGAAAGTCCGTAGCGATGCTAGAAAAGCTTTCGTTTCACTTATTGATTCTATGGATGCTGGAACTGGTAACAAAGTTGCAGATAAGGTAGACGCTCTAGTTTCTGAATATGTCAAGATGACTTTCCCACGTGACAATAAACGTGCGGTAGAAATCATTGAAGAATATTCCAAGCTAATAAGCATGCTTCACGATGCTGGAGTAAATACCGAATCCACTTCATCAGCCGAGTCCACGCTTATGCGTGAATGGGAAGCAGATCATCCATACTGGGCAGACAAAGCTCACGAAGCTGCTGGCGAATTAGATCTTGATCTAGATTCAGCAGATAGTAGCGAAGAAAGCTCAAGTGGTGGAGAAAGCTCAAGCGAAGATTCCGATTCCGATTCCGGTTCTGATTCTGATTCTGATAGCTCCGAAGAAGGAGATACCTCAGATGATAGTTCAGACAACGGTGAGTTGTCAGAATCAAGCCCAAGCGGAGTTCCAAGTCACTCTGATATTATTGATGAACTTAAAAAATCAATTAAAGAAGAGTCTGATAAGGCAACTACGAAATCTGTTGATGCTGCAAAAGATGACCTTAAAGCAGTTAACAAAAAGCTTTCTAAAGATGGTGCTAAAAGTAGTGAAGGTGAGTCTACAGATCATTGTGAAGATTCCGCTGTCACTAGCTTTATGCGTGCAGATGCTAAGAAACTTAAAGCGTATATCCGTTCAGTCTTTTCAGATATTGAACCAGAATATGCTAACGGTTATTCAAGCGGAAGACTTAATGTACGTGACCTAATAAATGCAAGGGGAACACATGCAGATGTATTTGATGTCTGGAAAGAACATGGCGAAGGCAGCGACTTTGAAGTCGTTGTTGCCATTGATACTTCTGGGTCAATGGGTTCAAATCGTGCAAGGCATACAGATGGCAAAACAAAAAGCTTTAACAGAATTGCTCATGAGTCAATGTGGGCAGTGCATCGTGCATTTAGTGAACTTGACATTCCAGTAACTGTAGTTGAATACAACTCATACGCTAATGTCTTGATCACTCCGCACACTAAATGTAGTACTTCTACATTTAAGATTGCACCATCCGAATATGCGACTAAGCCATCTACGGCTTATGCGATAGCGAAACACATTTTTGCTAAGAGTAATGCAGAACATAAATTGCTTATCACCATGACTGATGGAGAATGGTATGCAAATAGCGATGGCTGGATTGAAAGCCCTGAAAGAGAACTTATGAATACGTTCTCTTCAATGGGTGTACATTCTGTTCTTGTTACTTATGAAGAAGATGCCAGTCATCCTGTAGAAATATTTGCAGAGTCTGGCAAGCATAATGGGCATGATAGGGTCGTTCGTTTATCGGAAGGTAGACATCACCTACTTGGCAAGGAAGTCGGCAAGACAGTTGTTGAACTGTGTAACCGACGGATCTTGGCAGGCTAATATTATTAACCAACAGGGAGTTGCGGAACAGATGATGGCGTTCCGATAACTCCCTTACAAGTAAAGATCACCAACAATTAAACAAAGAGAAAGGGGGTTCCAAATTGGAACCGAAAATAAAAACAACTGAGTTCAGAGTTGGAATTGAGCATAAAACGGACATCTTTAGAATAGATGTTCCGATGCCATTGATAGACACTGATAAGCACCCTGAACTTTTCAAGGCACTAGCATTTGTGTGTGGCGAGATTAATACATTCCTTGAAGAAGAAGGGGTAGTGTGATAATGGCTACGGCTACAGAGATCAGGCGTGATCTAGAAAAATACGCAGAGCAATTAGTTTTCGCTGCGGACATAGCTAACCGATATGGCATTAGTGAAGCGAGAGTTACTAACTGGAAAAGAAGGCATGATGACTATCCTGTTCCTGTCTTTTCAAGAAGCATGAGAAACATTTGGATACTTTCTGAAATTGAAGATTGGGTATCAGCAAAAGGTATCTTCTGTGAGAATGGACATGACTTAAAAAGAAGAAGCTCATGTTCTACTTGTAACTATTACAAAGCAATAAGAAGGGAGAGTGTGATATGAAACTCACACTATTTGACGCAGTGCAGAAATGGAAAGGCGTACAGGACTTGCAAGAGTTCGTAACGTCTGACCCAACAGTTGAAGATGATGAGCTTAGCTGGGTTACTGAAGATGGTGCAAAATATGCTATCCAGTATTCAATAGATAATCCGGCAGAGTTCAATTTGCAAAAAAATTCAGAGTATGTTGGCAAACCAATTTATATTTCAAGACCAACCCCATCTGAATTTCGTAGAGTTTATAAAACGCTTGAACGGCGTTTTTATGATTCTAGATAATGTTAGGGCTTGAAAAGCAATCCATTAATTTTAATGGAACTTTTCAAGCCCGATTTTTTTGTCTATAAAAATAAATTAAGAGAACAGGAGAAGCTATGAGTATTGACGATAAAAACATTAGAATATCAATTAATCTTCGTAAGCTAAGAGTGATGCTTGATCGCACACTAAGTGTTACGGATCAAATTGAGGACTTGCATCAAGCGCTGCTAGAAGTAGTGGATGATATTGCAAGCGAAGTTGGATCTATAATAAAAGAAGATATAGCCAACGAAAAAGAAGGCATTAATGATATGATTAAAGATACTGAAATGCCTAGTAATGTTATTCCATTAATAAAAAAGGAGACAGGCGATGAACCAACAAAGTTGGCGTAGGCTAGCCACTGCAATTGGATTTGCAGGAACGGCGTTTGTTTTGCTCTGGGCAGTTGAGCCACCAGAGCCTTTTGGGTATTCAGCAACTGGCTGGGTAATAATAAGTTTTATAACTGCTTTTATTTTCTTTGCAATTTTACGTTTGCAAGAAATTGAAAGACGTTTAGAAACAGAGCAAGAAAAAGTAGGTTGGTTTAAGAATCAATCTCAACCAAGTCATGTAACTTTGCGTGACGGAAACAAATGGTAAAGGAGAAATAAAATGGCTAAACGCCTAGAGCAGTTTCCTGCCTCAACTAAAGGTGGGAGAATTGCAGAAGACAGATGGTTTGATGGTTCCGTATGGAAATTATCACCAGAAGAAGTAAACGCTTATCAAGATATAAACACTTGTCGCTCTGCTTTGTTTCAGCTTGCTAGGAGAAGGGGCTGGAAAGGAATAAAGACAAGGATACTTCGTACTGAAGAAGAAGGAGTAGGTCTTGTGTTTCAGTGCAGAAATATTGATGCAGATTTTTGGGCTGCTAGTAGAGAATCTAAGAAAACCTTAAACCCAAGTTTATGGGAATCATGTGAAATGAAAGTGCATGAGTTTAATCCCACAAAAGAGTTAGCCGATGCTTCAATGGTAAAAGACACTTGCAACTTGTTTGATGAAATGTCTGAAGAAGGAAATCTCTTTCTTGGTCCAGAAGATTTTTTGGATGATAGCAAAGAAGAAGCAATAAGAAATAATCACGTCATCACAGACATTGATAAATTAGATGTGTAATATATATAAATGCGTTATAGATAGGAGAAACCAATGAAACTAAGCGCACAGAAAATGGGTTCAGTAAAGAACCTTAAGTCAACCCTTAAAAAGGGTTCTGGGGGTGGCAATCCCCTATGGATAAAAAATATACCTAAAGACGGTATAACGGTTCGCTTTTTAAGTGAGCCAGAAAACTGGTATGGGTATTCAGAATATTGGGAAAGTACAGAGAGAACTTTTGTACCTATGGTAGAAGGCGAAATCATACCGGATGATACAAGACCATCTTTCCGTTATTTGGCGGTAGCTCTTGATACTACTAATGATCGGGTAGTTCCGATTAAGTTACCTAAGACTGCTGCTAATAGCCTTATCATGAAATACGATAAGTATGGCACAATGATGGATCGTGATTATGATCTTGAGAAATTTGGCGAAGGTCTTGGAACAACTTATGACGTTACTCCATGTGCGCCACAAGAGCGTAACCTTGAAAAGTATGATCTCATTGACCTAGAAGAAGTGCTGCTTGCTGCACGTGCTTCAGCAACTGGGGAAGAGATTCCGAAAGCAGATCCAGATCATCAAACTGCAATTAGCGATTTCCTAGATGAAGATGAAGATGGGGATGAAGAATCACCAGAACCAGATGACTCAGAACATGACTATGGAGAGTTTGCACTGGGCGACTTGTTCCCTGATGGAAAATTTAGGAATGACTATACTTTAGATGAGCTTAATTCTATGGCTGCATCAGATTATGAAGAGTTAGCGGAATGGCTTGAGTGTGAGCAATCACCTAAAAGTATTTTCGCAGCTTTGAATGAAGATGATGAAGATGTCGTTTATAGCGAAGAAGATCTAATCTCTATGCGTCTTCCTGAGTTGAAAAAAATTGCAAGTTCTTTAGGTATTGATACTGAAGGGCTTAGAAGAGATTCGCTTGTCAGCAAAATAATTGATGAAGCGGAAGTATAATG